ATGCCCGGAAAAAAAGTCATGAATAATTCGACCGCCGCGTCTTCCAGCGCCGGGTCCATGATCATTTCCGGCGCGCGCGCCTCGAGGCTGCTTTGCGGCGGCGCGGGCGGCGGGTTCGGATTCTGGCCGGCGGCCGGCTGGCCTTGCGGTGGCGGCGCGGCCTGGGCCGCCAGCTGGATGATCTGTTGCATGGTCAGCGTCTGCATTTTCATCACCTTTTCCTTGCGCCAATTCGGGTGCAGCACACACCAGCCAATCGTGTTCTGCCACTGGGCGGCGCGCTCCACGTCGTCAATCAGCGTCCCGCGCAGGGGGCCGTGCAGCATCCACGAAATCACCGCGCGCCACTCGGCCGCCTGCGCGACGTTGAGCGTGCGCGCCGTGGTCGGCGCGGTCTTCACGCGCGCGCCGAAGAACGCCGCGTAGAGCACATCCACCAGCGAATTGATGACATCATCCGCCACCATGATGCGCGTGTCCGGCGCGCCGTCATACGGCTGGGCGCGGTCCCCCATCCGCTCGCGGTGTTTCAAACCGTCGGCCGTCTGCCCGTGCCAGCGCGCATAACGCACATCCTCCTTGTAGGCCGTGGAATTGTAAGTGGTGCAGTCCTGATCCCAGGCGTATTGCAGCTCCTCTTGCAACACCTTCACGTCGGGCGTTTCCTCCGCCCGTTCCATCGGGTCAAGGTCGCCGGGGTTGCCGTTGATCGTTGCCGTCTCGTTTGGTTCGTTCATAATTTTGTTTGGTTTGTTTTAAGTTTGTTTCATCACCACCCTTTGCCCGTCACAATTTCCGGCACGGTGGGGTCCACATACGTCAGCGGCTCGCCGAAGAGATACCGCAGCACGTCCACCGGGTCCTTCCAGGGCGACTTGTCCCCTTGCGCCGGGTCCCAGTTGAGCAGCGCGTGAATTAAATTCTGGCAGCGGTCGCTCACATACAGGTGCGGCTCATTCTCGACCGTGATTTCCTTTTCCGAATCGTAGGCAAAGGCGTCGTTGATCTTGTCCAGGCTCCCGCTCGCGGCCTCGGCCAGGAGCGAGCGCATCACCTTGGCCGGCTCGAAAAACATGGCGGCCAGCAGCGGGTCCGGCTCATCCTCCGCGCAGTCCCGAAATAATTCGAGGAGCGAACGGCCGCCATCCTTGGCGGCGGCCTCCGTGGCGAAGGCGCGCGGATCGCCGAAACGGCGCGTGGCGGTGACGCCGTGTTCATGTTCGCGCACGCGGATGTAACCCTTGTAAAAATCCGTGCCCCGGCCACCATACAAGCGCGTGCCATCCCCGCGCTGGCCGTCATCCCCCACCCACTCGCCTTCCTCCATCCGGGGCGACTCGTCGAAAATGAATTTGCGGCCCAGCTTGTCCACGCCCAGCCACAGCATGAAATACGAGCGCGCCGTCGCCGGGTCGCAGGCCATGAAGGTCGTGAGCCGGCCGCCCTGCCCGTCCAAGGGATAAAGCATCTCCACAATTTTCAGGTGCGGGATGACATGCACGTTCGGGTTGAACGCGGGAAACTGGCAGCCGCTCAATTTCTCGGCCCAGCCAAAGAGGCGCATCCGCACGGTGCCCTTGCTTTTCCGCACCACCTTGTCGAACACCGCCGGCACGGCCGGGTTTTCGCGCGAGCGCGGCAGAAAGCGATTCCATTGCGTCCACAGGAAAATCACGCCTTGCGCCGGGTTGAGCGGTTGCATCAGGTAAGGCATGTGGCCGGCGGGCAGGTCCTTCACCTGCACCTCGTCCAGCGCCAGCTCCGGGATTTTGATGCGTGGCTCCGGCGCGCCGCCCGGGTCCAGGCCGTCGTTGGGGTCCGCGTTCAGGGACCACTGCCAGTTCATCGGCAGGCTTTGCAAAACCCGCGCGCCGTTCAACACCATGGCGCAGGTCGCATCAAACCCGTTGACGGCCGTGAACGTGAAAAAGAATTTCCCGCGCCGTTTGGCGATGCGGAAACTCAACGTCGTGATGAGCGCAATCGGGGCCGGCTCGTCAATCCAGACCAGGTCATACTCCGGTCCTTCAAACGAGTTGGAGTCGCGCAGGTATTGCTCCACGGTTTTGAACCAGCACTGTGAACGGTTGGGCAGCACGAACGTGCTTTCCGTGAAACCGTTCTTTTGGGAAAACGTGATGTTCTTCACGGTGTCCCGGCGGCGCGGTCCCAGCCGCTCATTCACCCCGCGCGCGGTCACGGGCAGATATTTATAGACGCCGGCCTGCTGGAGTTGTTTGCTGCTCGCGTCGTTGGTGGCCACACACAAAACCTTCATGCCGCCGGCCTCGCATAATTTTTCACAGACCAGCTTGCCGCCGATCTCCGTCTTGCCCGGACCATTGCCCCCCAGCGCAAATAATTCATCCTTGCGTGCCAGCATTTTCCGCACGTCATTCCAAAACGGCAGCTCGAAGCCGTGCCGCAACGGATCATCAATGGACCGCTGGATGCGCTGTTCGCGCTCGCGCCAATACTCCTCGATCTCGTGCCCCGGCGTGCCGGCGGCCAGCAGCGCCTTGATTTCGGTGTCCTCCAGCGCGCGATAACGGCCGCCCTCCACCAGGTCCACGACCGGGTGCGGCGTCCACACGAGCGCCGCCTCCTTGCTTTTCGGATATTCGAGCGTGGGGATCATGGCTGCTTGCGTTGCAGACGATCAATTTCCGCCGCGATCAGCGCGCCGGCTTTCACCAGATTTCGGATGGTGTCCCGGGATGGTTTCCACCATTTCTTTGACCACGGCCAATCATGGCATGGCTCCGGCGGCTGATTGTAATGGTCGGGTGACGTGTGCAGGGAGGGGTAGCTTTCGGCGGCGCGCGCCATTTGTTTGGCGCGGTGCGTGTCATCTTGCTCCGGGGTCCAGCCTTCGGCTTTGATTTGCCGCTTGCGCTCGGCGGCGATGAGTTCACTCCCGGTTTTCATATTCGAGCGGGGTGGTCATTTAGCCAGGCGGCGTGACTTGGCGCGCCGTTTCAGTCTGGCCGCTAGGCCGGCAATTTCCTCGTTCTTTAAATCAATTCGGTTTTCGTATTGAGCACAAATGTCCTGGTGAGCTTTAATTTCTTCATCACGGTCTTCGATTTGTTTTAGCAATTTGTCGGCCTCACTCGCGCACCGTTGCAACACCTCGGCGACGACTGATAGATGCCGCTCCTGGGCCGCCACGAGCACCTCGTTCATAAAACCCAGGCGCACGAAATACCATTGTTCATTGTCAGGTTTCTGGAGCCAGGTCTTTCGCTCTTCGGGGGCAAATGGGCAATGCCGCTCATCAAACCACTGGGTCAAGTCTCCCAGGGTGAGAAAGGACACGCGGTTTGTTGTGTCCGTGCCGGGCGCGCTTTCACAGGCGTTTCGGTTCCCGTAGGGGACATTTTTACCCGTGGCGGTCAACTGGCGCGCGCCATCCGGGCCGGCAAACTCGCTGATTTCACCCCGTTGATTCTGACCTTTGATGTAAGCGGCACCCACGTCCACCACCGTGATTTGGTCGCCGGGTGCGGCGTGGTAGGTCGGAGGAATGTGGCGGACTTTATTGACCGTCAGAATGTCGCCGGGTCGAATTTTTGAGTAATCAATCATACAGTTTGGGGGGTTGGCTGTTCGGTTGGTTTGAGCAGTTTGATTTTCTCGCGCAGGCCGGCGAGCTTCCCGTTGTCGGCCTCGATGTCCACGGCGGGCGCGCTGATCTCCGCCATCACTTTGAGGGCGCTGGCGTTCTGCATTTTGATCCCCGCGCCGATGTGCAAATCCTTGTAGCTCGCCTCATGCTTTTTCGTGTCGGCGAGTGCAATATCCCCGGCCGCACTGGCGAGCAACTCTTTGGCAAACTGGTCGGTGAAGCCGGCGAGCATCTTGCCGTTGTTGACGGCCACGGCCGCCACGGTCCGCAAATTCATGTGCAGGTCCTTCGCAATATCCTGGGCGGGCACGCCGTAGGAAATCATTCGGATGCACGCGTTGCGCCGCCACTCCATTTTCTCCGCCTGCTCGCCCGTGTAATTTTTCCGCAGCTCATCACCCGGCAGCAGCATGGCCGGCTCAAATTCCACTTCGCCAAACATGGCGAGCTGCTCCAGCTCGAAGGTTTTCTCCGCCAGTTTCCGCGCGGATTTCGTCACCACGTCCGCCGCGAATTCCACGCCTTGTTGCGCGACGCGGAGCTGGGCCGCGTCCGGGACGAGCGGCGGCAAACCTGAATCCACAATGTTGTCCTCGCCGTTCATGGTTTCTTTTCCGGCGGAGCCGGCGGAATTTTCGGCGGGTCCTCGATGACCAGGTCCATAATTTGCGGCAGCAGTTGCCCCGTCGTTTCCGCAAGCGCGCACAAAATGCACAGGCGCACGCCGGCGAGCGGCGGGTGGTTGAATTCTTTCGCCAGCCGGATCATGCTCGCGCACTCCAGCAGCAGGTCCACATCCATGAGCGCGCGCTTCACATCGTTCACGTTGACGAACAGGCCGTCCGCCGTCGTGATCGTTTTCGCCCGCCAGTTGGGGGTCGTTTTCATGTCAGCCTTGGCGCGGCGGCACGTTGCCCTTCGCGCGCTGGGAAAGGGCCAGCGCCGCCCCGCACGCGGTTTGCAGCGTGCGATGCAGGTCCACGAGTTTTGGCAGGGCGTCCTGGGCCAGCACCACGTCATCGCGCGCGATGTTTTCCAGGTCGCTCACGAGGTCGGCGGCGCGGTGGGTGTCCGCGTAGCAGCTTTTGAGCAGCTCGTCATTGGTCGGGTTTCTCAAACTCATAATTTTTAATAGGGCAGGTCCGGGGTGAGCGGCACCAACCCGGCGTGTTCGGTGCGGATGATTTCGCCGTTGTCATTTTTAACGCGGACTTTCTTGTTGCAGTCGCTGCACAGCAGCCGCAACAGGTCCAGCTCCGCTTCGCGCTCGTAGCGTTTCATGCGGGCCGAGTAGCTCAAAGTGCGCGGGTCGTAACTCCGGCCGTATTTGTGATCAAACTCCAGTTTGTCCGGGTCGGCCTCCAGGCAAAGGATGCAGACGCCGCCCAGTTTGGTGATGAGCCGCGCCCGGATTTCCCGCGCGTAACGCGTGATGCGATGAATCTCCGATGCGTGTTTGATGTCCTTGCTCATAGCATGAAATCAATGTTGCCGTCGTCGGGATATTCGTGAAATTGCAGGCTCTCAAAATTGAAGAAGAGCCACCGGCTGGCGTTCTGCTGGCTGCCCGGCCAGCGCTGCTTGTTCAAAATGAACTTGGTGTCCCACAGCCCGCGCACGCCGTCGCGCTTCTTGTCGAATTCCTCCTTGGTGATTTCCTTGGCGAGGAGTTGCTGCTTCCACTCCTCCAACTTTTCGGCCTTGGCCTCGTTGCGTTTTACGGCCACGACATTGTGCGCGTTGTCGGTCCACTGTTTAGAGCCGCGCACGCGGTCCTTCGCGCGGCCTTCGCCCTTGTTTTCGTGGACCACCAGGAAGACGTGCGCGCCGCGCTTGACCGCAAAATCCGCGAACTGCATGGCGACCAAACCCTGCATCGCGTAGTCATCATCCGGGATGCCGATGCGCATGACCGAGTCCACGATGAACACCGCGCCCTTCAGATGCTCGCGCGCGTAGATGAACGTGTTCAGCAACTCGCGCCAGTCGGTGATGCCCAGGAAATTGTAGATGAGCACGCGCTCATTGAGCCACGCCAGCGCCTTGGTAATCAGCCGCAAATTCGCGTCGTTCTCCTCTAGCTTGCCCACGCCCAGGAGTTGCCGCGCCATGATCCAGAGCGTGATTTCCGGCGGCACTTCCATGGACGCAATCACGATTTTCTCGCCCTGCTCAAACTGTTTGCCGCAGACAATGGCGATCTGGCCCAGCATCGAACTTTTGCCCGCGCCATTGTCGCCGGTGAAGAGCGTCAGCTCGCTCGGCCGGATGCGCATGGGGAATTTAAACGGCAGCTCCCAGCCGTAATCCTCCAGCACGCGCTTGAACCACACGTTGTAGTAGGCGTCCCCGAAGTCGGCCGGCGCGCACAGATTTTTCGGGGTCACCACGCCGCGCGCCAAGAGCGCGTTCCAGCGGGCGTGCTGCTCCGCCATCCGCACAATGAAGGATTCCGAGAGGCCGCTCGTCTCAAACACCGCGCCCACCTGCTGGATGTTTTTGGCGATCAACTGGCGCGCCAGGTATTTCTCCCAGACGATGTCCAGGTATTCCGGCAGGTTCGCGGCCGAGGGGACCACCGCTTGCAACTGCTCCAGGTATTGAAAGCCGCCGACGTTGTCAAAGCGGTTGCGGCTCACCAGCTCCGTGCGCAGCGTGATGACATCAATCGGGATGCACTTGGATTTCAGGAACGTCAGCGCGTGCCAGATTTCCGCGTTGCGCAGGTCGAAGAAAACCTCGTCCGTGCCCAGCCGGCTTTGCGCGTCGGGCAACGCCGCCACCGGGTCCAGCAGGCAGCAGCCCAGCACGCCCATTTCCGCCGGCAAATCATGCGGCGGCAGCCGGTCGGGGTTGTCTGATTGTGGCTCGTTCATGCGGCGGCCAGCTCCCGTTCCAATTCCGCGATGCCCGGCAGGCCGCGCTCGCGGGCAATTTCGATTTGTTGGAGGATTTCCCCGCGCTCGCGCTTGAGGCCGTTTTTTTCCGGAAAATGGCCGCCGTTTTTTCCCCGGTTGAACTGGAGGATGCCGCGCGCGTTGGGGTGGCCGTTCACCCAGTCCAGCTCGAACTTGAAGACCATCGCTTTTTTCCACGCCACCGGCCAGGATTCAGCCTCGAAGGTCCGGTAGTGGAAATAATTGTTGGACCACAGCGCCGGGATTTTTGCCGGGACGCCCTTGGCCGGGCAGCCGGCGTAAGCCTCCCCGAATTTCAGGACTTCCTCCAGTCCCGGAAACTCCGCACACCTGACGCCCTCGTCATACCCGGCAGGGTCCTTGGGGGGTGTTACGGTTCCTGATGGTTCGGCGGACATTTCCGGCACCGATTTGTCCGGCGGACATTTTGTCCGGTGGGACATTTTGTCCGGGGTCGGCCGGCCGCGCGGAATGTCCGCGTAAGCGCCTTTGGTTACGGCCGTCAACGTGTAGCGGTTGCACCAGCGCGGGCCGTCGTTAAGCTCCACGATCAGCTCCCCGATTTTCTCCAGTTGCCGGATGCACCGCCGGACCTGCCGGATGCTCAAACGGCTCTTCCCGGCGATGTCCTCCAGCCCTGGGTAACACATGCCGGCGTCATTCGCCCGGTCCGCCAGCGCCAGGAGGACGAGCAATTCCCCGCCCTTGGTGACACTGGTTTGCCACACCGCCGAGGAGGCCTTGACGCTCATGGCGTCACTCCTTCCGCCGGCTCCGCTGGGGGTGGAACAATGTTCTCCGTGGAACTTTGTTCGCGGCGAGGGGCCGCCGCATTTTCCGGCCGGTTTTTTTTCCAAACCTGATACTCCTCCGTCCAGCCGAGCAGTCCGATCTCCTCCTCCGTCAGGTGCAGGAAGAGCTTGGGCCGGGTCTTGAAGCCGCGTCCCGGCACGTTGGCCAGAACCTGTGATAGATGGGCGCGCCCGACGTTGGCCAGCACTGCGAGCTTGCCAAAGGAGAGGCCGCGTTTTTTGAGCGATGTGTGCAGAGCGATGTTTTTCATTTTGTTTTGATTTCCCGTGGTTGAACCGATGAACCTTTGCCTGTAAATCCCGGTGTGGCGGACCCATTAGTAAATTCGGGGCAGCGGCCCGGGCGGGACCCCCCCCCCGGCCAGCTGCCCGGCCCGACCCAGGCCGCGCCAACCGCACCACCAGCGCACCAACTAATGCAAGTGACTGAACTGCAACCGAGCGCACCGCAGAGCCAATCAACTGCGCTCCTCGTCGTGATCCTCGTGCGCGGTGCCAGCGCCTTTTGCAATCTTCTCTGCCAGCAACCTAACCAGTCTTCGCGCCCTGCATTAAGGCGGAATCCTGCTACTTTAGCCGGCGGCGCTTTTTTGCCGTTCGACCAGCGCACGCTGGCCGGCGCGCAGCTCGACCACTCTGGTCCCGACCTCGTGGCGGGTCTGGTATGAGACCAGCGCCACCTCGGAGATCATCCAGCCGGCACCATCGCGGATGACTGGCCCGTAGCTGCCGTCCGTGAACGTGTCCTTGACCCAGCGATCAGAGCGCGACGGATAGAAAAGCCGCCGGCTGTCCTGCACGCTGTAAAGACGGTTTGGAGTAGGCATAAAAACGCGGCGGGTTTTCAGTCCGCCGATTGCCGGCCAGGATGAGACGTTAAAAAGCGCGCCGCGTCCGGCAGCTCCAGCACTGGAGCGTGCCAGTGAACCCGATGCGAACCGCATTGACCGCAGGCCGCCGGCAGATAGTCATGCTCGATCCTTTGCACGACCTGCCGACAATCCGCGCAAAAAAAGTAGCCGTCACGCGCGCAGGCGGACAGGCTTGGCAGAACATGCCGGGCACGTTTCACTCGGGCACCTCCCGAATGGCGGCAAGCAGCTCCTGCCCGATGTCACGCCGGCCGCGCAGGTGTGCGACCTCGACCATGACGAAAAAAAACGTGCGGGGCACCGGCAGCGCGATTGAATAATTGAAAGCCACATTGAAACGCTCCACGGCGGCGCCGAGGGCGGTTAGCGGCATGGCGGCGCAGGCGCTCATGCGGCGGATTTCTCCTTGTCGGTGATGACCAGGTCACGGATATAGCTGGAGAGGTTGCCCGCGTGCCGCGGCGCGCGCGCGCGCGTCTCGACAAACTCTTTCAGCTCCGCCGGCAGGGAGAACGTGAAGCGGTAAAACGCCGGGGCCGGCGCTGGCTTGGGGTTGCGTTTGGAACTCACTGTGCATCTATTATGAATCATTCTTACTGGATGTCAAATGTAAATTTGACACTCATTGCTCTATGGTGCATAATGGTTATGCAGTGACGGTTAAACATCAATGAACACAAGGAAAAACAAAGCATGAAAACATTTGACGAAGCAGAAACGGAAAGTCTCGAAAGTTTATTTGGTCCCGTAATTTCGGGTTACTCGCGCGCGCAAGCCATCGCCGACGGTGTCCTCGTGGACGTGTCCACGGTCCTCACGCCGTGCCCGTTCAAATACCCAGTGGCCATGACGCTGTCGGCATGGTCCGCGACGTGTGGCGCGGGCGGTGAATGGGTCCCGGCCGCCGAGGGCAGCGGTTGCACGCAAATCAAATTGCCCGGCGGTCAGGACGTCGCCGGCCGGCTGCATGACGTGTTCACCATGATGTTGCACGCCATAGAATCCGGCAACCCGGCCGACCGTTTAAACTTTCGTGTCCTCATAGATGCGCGCGGCATCGGCCGGCCGCAACCCGTGGACCTTTACGCCGTTTGCGGACCCGGCGACACGGCCGCGCCAGTGCTCACCATCCTGCTACCGAACGAAGACTAAAACCAAACGGCCGGGCACGTGCCCGGCCCACCTTTAAAAATACCATGAACGAACACACAAATTGGCAGGTGATCCTGCGGGGCAGCGAATACAAATTGATGAGATTAAATGAAGCCATGCCTTTCGAGACGATTCTGGACCAACCGCAAGCCATCGCCGACTATCTCACGCCGCGCCTTGCGGCCTCCGTCATCTATCGGCCGGACGTGGAAAATTTCACCATCGTCGGGTTGAACACCCGCAAGCGCCCAATCGGTTTTGAAATCATCACCATGGGAACACTGGACACGCTCCTAGTGCACCCGCGCGAAGTCTTC